GTCAGTTATATAACCAACAAAGTTATGAACAAGAAAGATGTTACCACCGCTATTAATCGTTCAACCTGCCTTGATGAGATCTTTGATCTACTTCAAGAGTTAAGTTGTCCGCTGAATAGTAATGTAAGATATTCCATAAGAAAGTTGCTCGCTAAAAAGGTATTCACGACTTCTGAAGTCATGGTATCTTATGGCGATACAGCAGCTGCCCTACGGTCTATCAGATGCTTGGGTCTCTCCAATGGCGATTTCGTCTTCTATTCCTTTTCCCCTAAGGGGTTTGGTTTAGTTGCGATACCGCTATGGATAGTATCGGTCCAAGAAGGCGTCAAAGAAATTGGACGCCGCCTTGGTGATCGTGAATACTCACTTGCCATACAAAAGTTCCTGCAAAGGATCTTGGGTATCGACAAGGAAATGTTCTCGATGCACGGACTAGTTATCAACATTCAGCCTATCCAAATGGAGAAGCAGAATCGAGATATCTATGAGAACTAAGAACGCAGACAGGCAGGGGGATGGTCCCTATCCATGTATATTAAACATATATGTTAGCCTGCTAGCAGACATCGGTAAGTTATCAGGCGTGCCACTTGGCTCTCCCGATGACTTGACGTATGAGTGGGTCCTTAAAGAAGGTCCCAAGCTAGATAAGGCACTGCTGTTATTCTTAGAAGGCTCGGGCGGGTTGCCCGAGATACCGGATTGGCTCACGCCACTCTGGGATCGCTTCGCGTCATCAAATGATGCAAAGTACCTTCGATGGATTAGGCAGTGTCTTCTATTCTGCTATAAGGTCGAGCTAGAACCAACCAATGAACAACTCCAAGAGGCCCAAAAGGCCTTCGAAGAAAGCGATGCTGACGTTGGTGTTTGGGATTCTCACTTTAGTGTGGGAACTCCTGAGCACTGTCCGTTCTATAGCACCGCCCGACGTATAGTTGGTCGCGTTTCGTACGCGATCGACTGGGGTACTATCCTTCCGTCTCACGGTCCAGGGGCAGTTTACCCCTCTGTACCGACACATGAGAAATCGAAGTTTAGTACCATCTACTCCACCATCGAGCAGCATTATCCGTATTATGAATACATGTGTGCCCTCCCGAACTATGTTCAGGAACACGCTAGTACTAGTAACACTGATTTGCGTCTCCAGGATGACATTCTATGTCATCTTGTTGCTGTTCCGAAAGACTCTAGGGGTCCACGCTTAATCTGCGTTCACCCTAAAGAGGCTATCTGGATACAACAAGGTTGTAGGAGGCTCCTTGAACATGCTATCGAATCACCTCGCGCTCTGACACACGGATATATTAACTTCCGTGATCAGGGCGTGAATGGTTCGCTAGCACTGTCGTCTTCGCTTGATCAAGAGTTCTGTACCCTTGACCTGAAGGAGGCGAGCGACCGCATTAGCTGTAAGTTAGTTAAGTTCCTTTTCGGGAACTATACTTACGAAAAGCTATCCTGCAGTCGTGCCAACAAGGTGCGGTTATTAGATGATCGGGTCATTGAGCTAAGGAAGTGGGCTCCTATGGGGAACTGTTTAACGTTCCCTGTTCAGAGCCTTATCTTCTATAGCTTGGTTCGAGCTGGCATACGTTGTCGCTACGGTACGGACTGTAGTGATATATATGTCTTCGGAGATGATATCCTGTTCCCGCGTAAGTTCTATGATGGTGCCGTCAACGGCTTGATCCGAGCTGGGTTAATTCCCAACTTGGGCAAGACGTTTAGGCACGGATTCTTCC